CGTGCAGCTTGTTTTCTCTGGCATCGCCTCGGCGACCACGACCGGCCGCGACGAAGAGGAAACCCGCAAGAAAATCACGTCGCTGCTCGAACGCGGCGAGCGCATCATCGTCATCGACAACGTGCGCGCCGGCATCGACTCGGCGCAAATCGCGTCGGCCCTGACTTCGACCGTGTGGACCGATCGCGCCCTTGGCTCGAATCGCATGATCGCGGCCCCAAACCGCGCCGTGTGGATTTTCACCGGCAACAATCCCGACCTCAGCCTTGAACTCGCGCGGCGGTCAATCCGAATCCGCATCGACGCGGAAACTGACCGCCCGTTCGAGCGCGTGGGATTCAAACACGACCCGATCAGAGAATGGGCTACAGAAAATCGGCGCGCTTTGATCTCGGCCGCGCTGACTCTCGTGCAGAATTGGAAGGCGTGTGGTTGCGTACCTGAAACCAAGAAGCGCCTCGGCTCGTTTGAGGCGTGGTCGGCCCTCGTCGGCGGCATCCTCGCCGCGGGCGGCGTCCCTGGCTTTCTCGAAAATCAGAGCGACCTCTACGACACAAGCGACTCCAAAACGGCCGACTGGAAAGCCTTTGTCGAACTATGGGGCGAAAAACTTGGCGCGGCGACATATTCTTCGGTTGATTTGGTAGATTTTGCCGTCGAGAATGACATGCTCGCTGAGTTATTAGGCGACGATTCGCGCCGCGTTCAATCAATTCGCATGGGTAAACAGCTTCGGCGGGTCCGTGACACCACTATCCGCAAATGGAAGATCGTTTCGCGCCGGGACCATCACGCAAAAGCGCAACTCTGGAAACTAGAGCCTGTTCACCTTCAAATCCTGCCGCCGCTTGCGGGTAGTGCGGGGAGTGGCGGAAAAGTCGAAACGGCACTACCCGCCGATCAACTACTTGAAAATAAAGCGTTTGCGGATAGTGCGGGTAGTGATTCTCTTATACTCACACACGAGAAAAAAACTGATGCTTTGTTAAATGCCATAGACGAGCCGCGGGGAGCACTACCCGCAACTCCCCGCACTATCCGCAGCCAAAAATTCGACGAAAACAGCGCCGATCAACAAATGAAAATCGACCTCGCAAAACTCGATTAGTTATTAGAAGGAGCACGAAATGACCAGAAATCCGCATACGCCGTCAAAGCCTTTCAACCCCTGGCCCTGGCCTGTCTGCATCGCCTGTTACCTCGCCGGCGCGGCATCAATCCTCGGCTTTTTGTTCTGGCTGGCGAAACCATGACGCAGCCGGCCGTCGAACCGTTTTTCAACGCCTCGCAATTTCTTTATGTTTCGACCTCGCTCGATCACATCTTGCTCGACGACGACAGCACCCAGGACCATGTTGACCCCACGACCAAAAAAATCTACCGCCGCCTCGACCCCGCTTTCTACTCGTGGATTCGCGCCAGTATGGAAAAACTGAAAACCAAAAAAGACCGCCTCGACCCGGCTTGGATCGACCTCAAGGCGCGGTTCGCCATCCTGCACACCTGGGCCGTCGATCACTACGGAATGCAAGCCCTCGTCGATCAGGTCAACAAGAACAACACGGCGCAATACTCGCCGCCGCGCCCCAAAATGCCGGACGACCTCACTGACGACGCCGTTGCCGGCTTGTGTGCCCTGCTCTCGTCTCACCCTGACGGCGTTTGCGAGATCGAAGTGAAGTGCAGCGCCGGCCGCTTCACGCTCGTCGTGGCGTACTCTGAACCCAAACGCACAGACCGCCTCGAAATTTCCCTGCACGACTTCTCGTACATGGTCGAAATCAAACGCCTGTTCCCCGCGGCGCACTTCGACCTCTTTGACCAGCAGAAAGCAGCAACAGCCACGGCCGCGAAATCAGCACAACGTCGCTTTCGCTCGACGAGGAAACCATGATTCACCGCAAGCAAACGCCTGTTTCCCTGCTCATCACCGGATATTTGATTTACCATCGCCACGGTATGCGGCCCTGCATCACAGACAAGGCGCTCGACGTGCTGATGACCGGGATTGTCGCACGAGGCGGTTACAACGTCGGTGAAAAACAAGCAGACATAAAAGCGTTCTGGTCCGCGGTCGGCCTCGCTTTCTGGCGCGCGGATAAAGAGCGAAGCATCCTCATTCACTACGCCGCCTATTGCATCGGCGGACGGCAAATAAAATACGTTCGCAAGCAGCTTCACCTTCGTCATCGCGCCGCCTGGGACTGGATTGATCGCATCGAGTGGAAAATTCAGGGCGAACTCGACCGGCTCGGCATCGAAACCGCGAAAAATGAACATTTTGCCCCGAACCTCTTGCATGACCTCGCCGGCGCGCCAGCTTCGGCACTCGACTAACCATGCCAAAACGCAAGCGTTTTTATTTATTTTACGGATTTCCGTAATTTCGCTTGACTTCGGAACTTTGTTTTCCCTAGAATCCTTACGCTACCGATCAGTACGGGAACCAAGAAAACGCCAGTTGTTGCAGCCGGGAATCTTCCCGGCTTTTTCTTTATGGAGCGCATTCATGGCGAACCTTGCGGGCCAACAGACGAAAAAACGCGCCTCGTGCATGAACTCGACCGACCGTTCCATTATTTTGTTCGTTCGCTCGCTCATCAGATCGCATTTCCCGGCCCGCGATGACCCGTCGCAAAAACGTTTCCTCGACATGATCGCGGAAATTGAAAATACCATCATCGCCAAAATCCGCACCGCGGAATCGAAAGGCTGACCACAATGAACCCTGCAATCCAAGCCATCGCCGGAAAATTGCTTTCTCGTAAACTGCTCGGCATGAGCGGCGGCATCGGCGGCCTCGTCGCCATTGCCCTAGCTGTCGGCGCGGGCACGATTGCCCTGCCTGTCGGCCTCGCTTTTGGCGGGATTGTCGCGGCCCTTACCGCAACGCAGATCATCACGCAGTACAAAATCGACATGGCGCAGATCGTCGCGGACGCGAAAGCAAAAGGCATCCCGATCGTGCCGCCTACCATCGGCCAAATCATCAAAGAAATTACGGCCCCCACGGTTGAAATTCCTGCGCCGGCGCATAGCGCGCCCTCTGACGCTGCGGCTGGCGCGGGAATCCCTGCCGCGCCGAAAAAAGTTGACCCCTACAACCCTGGCCCTGACAACGAAGGCTAAAATCGAATTTCCAAAATGACCGAAAAAAAATCCCGCAAGCCTCTGAAAGCCACGGCTGAGGAAACAAAAAAAAAAGAGCGCGGCACGACGGGCGCGACCTCGCCGGCTTGGAAACCGCTGGATTACGCGAAGATCGAACAGGCGGGTTATGAGGGGCTTTCGGTGCCTTACGGCGTGGCGCGGCGGTTGCAAGTCGATTACGACACGGCGCGGCGGCATTTTGACGCCGACCCTTTGTGTTGGGAATCGTATCAGGCGGGACAGGCGCTTTTTCAGGACCGGCTAGAGCAGTTAGGGCGCGGCAACGCGGTCGGCGACAAGGCCATGCCGGCGCTGAAACCCGGTCAAGCGACGATGTTGATTTTCGCGCTCAAGTGCAAGGTGAATTGGACCGAGATACAGCGCGTCGAGCACACGGTTGACGTGACTGCAAAGGCGCGGGAACTCGCGGATAAATTCGGCATCAGCATCGACGAGGCGGAACGGCGGCTTGCCGACAAGCTGGCAACGGTGAAGGTGAAAAAATAACGCGCGGAAGGGCGGCGGACGCATTGACCAGCATTGACTACAAGAAGCTGGCGCAGACCGCCAAACGGCACGCGAAAATGTTGCCCCCTGTCAACGCTGGCGGGCCTACGGCGCTTGACCTCGCCGCGGCGCAAGTCGCCCTAGAAATTGAGCTTGAACGCGACCGGGCCGCTGGCGTCGGCGTCGAAAGCTGGCGCAACGGCATCGCGTCGTTTGCGCAACATCTGAGCCGCGGCGCGTGGCAACCCTATCGGCATTGTGTTCATGCCGCGACGGTCATCGAGCGCGAGCTTGCCAAGGGCGCGGCGCGCGTCATCGTGAACATGCCGCCGCGATACGGCAAGAGCCAACTGTTCTCTTACTGGTTGCCGGCGTGGCTGCTGGATCGCAACCCTGACACGCGCGTTTTGGCGTGCAGCTATTCGGCCGACCTCGCGGTTGATTGGGCGTGGAAGGTTCGGAATCTCGCTGAGGAATGCGCCGAGTTGAATTTCGCGGTCGCGCACGGCAAGGGCGACAAAGCATATTGGGGAACGGCCGACCGTTCGGGCAAGACGCGGACGGGCGGCATCAAAGCGGCCGGCGTCAACGGTTCAATAACAGGCTTCGGCGGCAACGTTCTCATCCTCGACGACCCGGTAAAGAATTGGGCCGAAGCGCACAGCCCTGCTTTCGACGGCGCTTTCGACGGCTGGTGGGGTTCGACGTTTTTCTCGCGGCTCGAACCGGGCGGCTCAATCGTGATCGTGATGACGCGATGGACAGACCACGACCCGACCGCGAAGCTAATCAAGTCCATGCCTGGGAAATGGACGGTAATACGGCTTCCTGAACTTGCCGAGGACCACGACCCGTTAGGGCGCGCAATCGGCGAGGCGCTTTGTCCTGAACGTTACCCGTTGACCGAAGTGCTCGAAAAGAAAGAGACGGTTGGCCCCTACGTTTGGGCTGGTATGCACCAGCAGCGCCCTGCGCCGATTGGCGGCAACATCGTCAAGCGGGACCAATTTCAATACTACACGGAACAGCCGGCGCTCTCGCAGTTTGAAAAGACCTCGCAGTATTGGGATTTCAACGTCAAAGAGACCGTCCGCGGTTCCTACGTTTGCGGCCAAGTATGGGGCCGACGCGGCGCGGAATACTGGCTGCTCGACCAAGTACGCGGCCGATGGGGTTATCCAGAAGCACGCGAGGCGGTGCGCTCGCTGTCGTCGAAGTGGCCCGCCGTGATTCAAAAGATGGTCGAGGCGAAGGCGAACGGCCCTGCGGTCATGGCCGACTTGCAATCGACGATTGACGGCTTCATGCCCTTCGAGCCTTACGGCGACAAGGTGCAGCGGTTCATCGGCGTGTCGCCGCTGATTACGGCGCACAACGTTTTCATTCCTGACCCGACCATCGCCCGATGGGTTCACGACTACGTTGACGAGACAACGACGTTCCCGAACTCGACCAACAACGACCAAGTGGACACTACGAGCATGGCCTTGGCCGATCTCCGCGACTTCAATTTCAAAATCCTCATCGGCAGACCGGATCGAGATAACTGACAATGTGGCCTTTCTCGACGAAAGCAAAGACGCCGGCCCGCGGCAACGCGGCAAGCGCGACGGATCGCTTGCCTAATTTCGTCGCGGATATTGCGCCTACGATCGTGCCGGTTTGGCTGGCGAACAAAGCCAAGTACAACGCCTGGAAGATCGACCGCGCCGTTCGTGACGGCATGGTGGCGACGACCTGGGTGTATGTCTGCGTAACGCGCCTGATGGACGCCGTGGCGTGCGTGCCTTGGAAAGCGAAGCGTCTGACTTCGCCGGGAGTGTACGAGCAGCGGGACGACGACCCCCTCGGCGCGCTGATCGCGCGGCCGAACGCCTTTTTCTCGTGGGGTCAACTGGCGAAAATCTGGACCGCGCACATGAACCTGGGCGGCAACGCGGTTTTCAAGATGGTCATGGTCAACGGCCAATGCGCCGAAATTTGGCCTTTGTTTCCCGATTGCGTGCTGATCTGGCCGGATACGCAAGAGTACATTCAAAAATACCAGTACAATTTGAACGGCGTGCTGACCGACATGCCGACCGACGAAATAATCCACGATATGTTTCCGAACCCGGCCGACACGTTTTGGGGTTTGGGGCCATTGCAAGCGGCGGCGAAAATCGTGGACACGGACGCCGAGGCGGTCGATTTCAACAAGATCGCTCTGCAAAATTTCGGCGTACCTGACGCCATCGTGTCGTTCAAGCATCCGCTCAACCAAGTGCAATTTGACGACGCGCGGGCCGCCATCAAAAAGTCGTTTCAGGGGCAAGAAAACGCCCACATGCCGGTCATCATGGGGAACGACGCCGTTTGGCAGCAGATTACGCAAACGATGAAAGAATTGGATTTTATCGCCTCGCGCCGAATGACCGCGGTTGAAATTTGCGGCGCGTTCAAAGTGCCGCCCCCGGTCGCGGGCCTGTACGAGTCGGCGGCGCTCAAGGTCGAAACCGCGCGCATGATTTTCTGGCTAGACACGGTTATCCCCTTTCTCGAAGGGATGAAAAGCGTCCTGAATCGCTCGCTCGCGCCGAAATTCGGCCCTGACGCCTATCTCGATTATGACGTGTCGGGCGTCGAGGCTTTGGCCGCGGTGTTTTCCGCGAAAGTCGATACGGGTTTCAAGCTCTGGTCGATGGGCGTGCCGTTCAACACGGTCAACCACCAGCTAGGGTTAGGTTTCGACGAAATAGAGGGCGGCGACATTGGTTGGCTGTCCTCCACGTTGACGCCGGCCGAGGCGAACGCAGGGCCAACGCCTTCTGTGGCGGGCGGCAAGCCTGACGAGCAGCCGGCCGCGCCACCAAAGGGCGGCGGCGGCTGATGTGCGGCCACTGTGAGGCCAACGCCGCGCTGAACTGCACGAAGGACGGCGACGGTTACAAGCCTCGCCGGCCCCCGATTGGCAGCGACCCCTACGGCGCGACGAAACCAAGCGCCATACCGCGCCCTGGGCCTCGTGGGCGCGAGATCGTGCCGAAGCCTGGGCTGCCGGCTGAATACCCCAGGTATTTGAAGCCTATCCCGGTGAACGACCGGGACATAGAGGCGAAGCTGCAAAGCTACGTCAAGGCTCATACCGGGGAGATCGAGCGGTCGCTGTATTCGACGTGGGAAGCGGACGCCGAGGCGATCAAGTATCAGGAAATCAGCAACGCAATCCGCGACGGCGAATTGCCGAAAGGATGGGTCGAACGCTGGCAGCAGAGTTACGCGCGTTTCATCAACGACAAGCTCGCGCCGGATTGGGTCGCGTCGATGGCGGCGGGCGGCGGCTACATGGCCGACCAGCTTGCAAAGAAATTCGGCATCAACGCGCTGTTTCCCGACTCGGCGCAACGGCTGAACGACTGGATCAAGCACCGGGCGGCGGAACTGGCGGTCAATTTCAGCGACCAGCAGACCTTGGCCGTGCGGGCGCTGATCCGGCATTTGGGCGTCGATGAGGGCATGGGACCAACCGCGCTCGCGCGCTACCTGCGGCCAGTGATCGGCCTGACGTTCAAAGAAGAAGCGGCCGTTATGAAATACCGGCAGGCGCAGCTTGCGCTTGGTCGGCCGGAAAAGGCGGTTGAGCATCTTGTCGGCAATTATTCGGGGTTCCTGCATCGGCGGCGTGCGGAGCGCATTGCGCAAACCGAGCTTTCGTTTGCGTACAACAACGGCGCGCTCGAAGAAATGCGCCACGTCCGCGACAAGGGAATAATCCGCGACCCGATTGTGAAGAAATGGCTCACGGCAGGGACCGAACACACTTGCGAATTTTGTGAAGGGCTGAACGGTCAAATCGTTGACCTCGAAGAAACGTACCCCGGCGCGACTGACACGCTTCCAAACACTTACGTCCCGCCGGCTCATCCGAAATGTCAATGCACGTTGCTCTATGAGCTATTGACGATAAACGGGCGACCGAACATCTGGCTCGCGGCGGCGTAAATATCATCACAAAATCGAGGCGGCAAATGGCGGGTTTCAAAACGAAATCGGTCCCTTTCGACTATCAGGTGAAGGCCGATGGTCGGACGTTTGACGGACACGCGGCGGTTTTCAACAACCTCGATTCATACCGGGATCGGATTTTGCCCGGCGCCTTCGTCAAAACGATCAAAGAGGGCTTGCCGGCGAATCGGATCAAGGTGCTTTGGCAGCATTGTTGGGACCGGCCTATCGGGTTGCCCCTCAACATGAGCGAGGATTCGACGGGTCTGCTCGTCGAGGCGCGCGTGTCGGCCGTGCCGGACGGCGACATGGCGCTTCAACTGATGCGCGACAAGGTGGTTGACGCGCTCTCGATTGGCTACCGCACCGTCAAATTCAACCAGACAAACCCCGGCGACGGCACGCCGCCGATCACCGATCTCGTCGAATTGAAGCTGCGCGAGTTTTCGCCGGTCACATTCGGCGCGAACGACCAAGCCCTGATTACAGGCGTGAAGGCGACCGAAACGTTGCGTCAAATTTTGAGCGACGACCCCCAGGCGGTCGCGGCTTTTCTCGCCGAACTGCAAGAGGCGCAGCGAAAGGCAAAGGCGGCGGGCAATCCCCCGCCGAACGTCGGCGACGTGAAAGCGGGGCGCATGATCTCGGCGGCAAACGCGAAGATCATCCAAGGCGCATGTGACGCGCTGGCCGCTACGTGCGGCGCGTTGAGCGATTGCAGCGATGCCTTGCAAGCACTCTTGGCCGACTCCGCCAGCGACGACGACTCGGCGGCTGGCGGCGACGGGCAGCCCCCTGAGCCGGCTTCGACCACTCAGCAGGGCGACAAGCAAGAGCCGCTACCCTTCAACGTGGACCCGGCAGCGTTCCAGTCCGCGCTCGAAAAATTGGCAAAGCTGGCGAGCTTGGGACAGCGACCCTAGCGACAAACGGCCGCGGCCATTCGGCGGCGGTAAGTCTTCAACATCAAAACGGACGGGGGAAAGAAGCATGACGGCCGAAGAACTGAAAAAACACTTCGACGACGCGATTGCGGCCCTGACGGCTTCGCTCGTGAAGCGCGACGAGGAAATCAAAAACCTCGGTGACGTGACGGCGGCGACGAAAAAGCAGTTGACGGACGCCGAAGGGCGATTCGACGCGATCACGGCGGAACTGGCGGGCGCGAAAAAGCGCGCCGACGACCTCGAACTCAAATTCGGGCGTCCCGGCATGGCCCGCGGCCACGGCGGCGAGCGCAAGAGCGCGGCCGATATGTTCACCGAGAGCGACGAATTCAAAAACATGATGACGAAGAATCTGCTGTCGTGCGGCGCGGTGCCGGTCGGCGACGGGTTCTCGCGGAAAGACTTGTCGGGCGCGAGCGGCAGCGCCGGCATGGTCGTCATTCCCGACATTCAGGCGACGGTCATCGTGCCGCCGCAGCGCCAGTTTTACTTGCGCGGCCTATTCGGCGGGCAAACGACCGTGAGCAACCTCGTGGAATTCATCTGCGAAACGGGCTTCGCAAATCTGTTCACGACCCTGGCGGCGGCGGCAGCGGCCGGTGCGCAGCAGATCACGGTTGCCAGCGTCGCGGGCCTCTACCGCAACCAAAAGTTGTGGGTCGATGTCGAAGGCCCGTTCTCGATCTCCGACGTGGCGACGGACGGCTCGAACGTCGTGTCGCTGAACGCGCCGCTGGTGTCCGCGAAGGTCGCCGGCATGTCGGTCGTGTCGAACACCTACGGCCCGAAGGCCGAAGGGACCGACGCGCCCGAAATGAACATCACCTACGACCGGCAGACGGTCCCGGTGAAAACCCTTTCGTCCTGGGTGCCTGTGACGCGCCAAATCCTGCTGGACGCGCCGCAGTTGAACGCGCTCATCAACATCAAGCTGGCCTACGGCTTGAAGATCACCGAAGAAGAGCAGTTTTTGTACGGCGACGGGACCGGCGAAAGCCTGCTCGGCGTCCTGAATACCCCGAGCATTCAGCATTACGCCTGGTCGTCGGGCGTCAAGACGGACACGAAAATCGACGCGCTGCGCCGCGCGATGACACTCGCCCGGTTGGCTCACTACCCGGTCGATGGCATCATTCTGCACCCCTATGACCTGGAAAGCATCGAACTCATCAAGGACACGATGGGCCGGTACATTTGGGTCAACGTGAACGACGGCGGCGTGCCGCGGTTCTGGCGCGTCCCGGCTCTCGAAACCGAAGCGATCCGGCCGGGAACCTCGCTGCTCGGCGCGTTCTCCCTCGGCGCGGCGGTCGTGGACCGCGAGCAGACCACCGTGCGCGTGAGCGATTCGCACAGCGACTTTTTCGTGAAGGGCAAGATGGCAATTCTGGTCGAGGAACGGCTGGCGCTGAAAGTCGAGCGGCCGGAAGCGTTCGTCGAAGTCGCCTTCGACGCGCCCCCCTCGTACTAACCGACCTCCGCGAAGGGCGTTAGCGATAACGCCTTTCGATCCTGGGTGGTGGTGGGGCCGCGTCTGGTCAACGCGGCCCCTTCTTTTCCCAAACCTAATTCAACGGGGAGCAGAAAAAATGACAAACGTGCAGCGAATTCTTACCGCGGCTATGACCAACAACCCGAAGGGGGGAATTGCGGCGCTCGCCGGCATCGCCGTCGAGATCGCCACGGTTCCGAATATCTCGTCAACGGCCGTTCAAGTTTTCAACGGCGCCTCGGTCGTGATTCTGGCGCTCGCCAGCGTCGTGCCGGGCACGATTATTCAGTAAAGGGACGGGGAAAAACATGCAGGGAACATTAGACGTTGCCGCGAAATATCTTGGCGTTGCCGAAGCGCCGGCGGGCGCGGCCCCGAATCCGACCATCCTCAAATTTCAGGCGGTCGTTCACAACCCGGCCGACGACGAAGTGCCTTGGTGCGCCGCTTTCGCCAACGACGTTTTGAGCGAGGCGGGCATCGAGGGAACGAACAAGCCGAATGCGCGCTCGTTCATGGATTGGGGCGTCGAAACCGACAATCCCGAACCGGGCGACATTGTGGTTTTCTGGCGCGGCGACCCGAACGGCTGGCAGGGCCACGTTGCGTTTTTCGTGGAATTTCTCGAAGGCGCGCTGGTCCGCGTACTCGGCGGCAACCAGCACGACAGCGTTTGCTATGCGAATTTCCCGACCGCGCGTGTTTTGGGTTATCGGCGCGCGGCGTGAACGAAAGAACGGACGGAAATGCAAAACACGAACATGGGCGCGCCGACCAGATTGCGCGCCCTTCGGTCGTTCACGAATCGCACGCCCATCGCGACCGGCTATCGCGTGCTGCGAATCAGCGCGGGCGCGGTGTTCACGGTAACGTGGCGGCGCGCGGCCGAACTCATCGCGGCGAAAATGGCGGTCGTCTATCGGGACGACGACGTGCCGGCGAAACCGCGGCGGGAAACGCCCCACGACGCGCCGCACGGCCCGCAGGATGAGACTTTCGAGACCAAGGCGAATACGGCGACGGGCGAACCGCTCGTCGTGCAGAACGGCGTCCCTGGGAAGCGTGGCCGCGGCCGTCCTTCCAACGCGGAACGTGCGGCCTGGGCGGCGGCTGAGGCAGCGGCCGGGGGCGGCGGGAGCATCCCATGATCGACGACCAAAACGAGTGCATCGGCGACAACGGCAACGGGACCGGGGGCAACCAAACCATCGGCGTGCTCGATTGCATCTACGGGGAGCGGCGCGTGCCTCTCAAGCCGCCCCCGCCACTCACGGCAATCAACGACCGTTTCGCTATTTCGCTCGACGACGTGCGCGGCTGGCTTGAATTGCCGGCGTCGTATGACGACGCCTCGCCGGAAAACAAACGCCTCGTGATGATGGCGACGGTCGCAAAGCAGATCGCCGATTCGTTTTGCAACAATCCTTTCGTCGATGACCAGGATGCGCCCCTGCCGATCCCCGAAGGCGTGCAGTTTGCGGTGATGAACCTGATTGCCGACCTGTATTGGGAACACAAAGCGCGGGCGAAAAAGCAGCAGCAGGCGGGCGGCGCCGTGACGCAACGGCGCGCGGGCGAATTGTCGGAAAGCTACGCGGCGGCGGAAAAAACCGAACTGTCCGCGACGGTTCAAAACGCGCTCTTGCCCTATCGGCTGATGCCGCGCAGCCGCGAGGTCAAGCGGATTACGCGCCTGCCTCTCACGAGCATGAGCGTCATCCCGGAGAACGGCATGTGAAATGGGCGGCGACGCGACGACGGACACCGACCGCGGGTGGATCAAAATATCGGAAGCGGCCGAAGCCCTGGCAAAGAGCGCGGTCGAGGTCGGCATCTTCGGCGGCATTCACAATCTGCTCGGCCAGTCCATCGCCGATTACGCGATCGACAACGAATTCGGCGCGCCGAAGGCGCACATTCCCGAACGGTCGTTCGTTCGGGCGACGGTGGACCGCAACCGCGGAAAATACGACAAGTTGGTTGACCAGCTAATCGACGACATTCTCGAAGGGCGCGGGACCGTGCAGGGCGGTCTCGTCATCCTGGGGATGATGGTCCAGAACGACATAAAGCTGTTCATCACGAACTTTCGCAGCCCGGCCGACGCTCCGGCGACGATTCTGAAAAAGCTGAACCGGCACGACTTCAAGCGTTTCAAGAAGCTCGGCGTGCTGCCGATTGGCGCGAACCATCCCTTGATTGATACGGGCGCGATGCGAAACGCGGTGTTATTCCGCGTCATCGACACGACGGGCGGCGGGCAAGAGCCGGCCGGCGAAGGGGCATGAAAATGGTTTTCTTTCTGCTCGCCCCTTTCTCGGAAGTGTTCTTGCTGCGCCGAACCGCGCCCGGTGTGTTTATCAAAGGGCGATGGGTCGAGGGCGCGACGACGGAAACGCCAGTGACCGGAAGCGTCCAGCAAGCCAACGACCGCGACATTCAACTGCTGCCGGAAGGCTTGCGCACGAACGAAACGCTCAAGATTTTCACCGAAGTCGAGATTAAGACGGAAAACCAACCGGCTCACCAAAGCGCCGACGTGATCGTGCGTAAGGGCGTCGAGTATTTAGTGATGAGCGCGGCGACGTTCGGCGCGCCGCTGCCTCACTGGCGCGTCCTGGCGCGCAAGATCGAGGGACAATGAGCCTTGCAGACGCCCCCACCGCGAAAAACAGCGCGGACGACGACCGCCGGGCGCGCGGCGAAAAAACGATCATTCAAAGATTCGCGGCCCTCTTGCACGAGGGGGTCGGCCGACCGTGGCGACCGCGCGTGAAACTCGAAGGCGCGACGGCGCATGAACAACGAGAGCGCCGGGGGCAATAATGGCAACGCGCAGACAAATCGAGGACGCGCTGCACGCCTGGTTTGTCGCGGCGACGGGGTACGACGCCGCTCAAGTCATTTGGGCGAATCAAAGCGCGGTCCCGCCTGAATTGCCTTACGCGACGTTGCAGATCATCGCCGGCCCGACCAGCATCGGCATCTTCGACGACTTATCGACGCCGCCGCGGGGTTCGCCCTCGGCGGAAGTCATCTTGTCGGGCGTGCGCGAGCAAACGCTGTCCTGCCGGCTGTTCGGCGACGGCGCGAGCGACAAAGCGGAGTTAGTGAATTCTGCTTTGAGCGAGCCGATTCCGTCGAGCAACTTGCAAGCGGCGCAGATCGTGACGTTCACGCTCAACCGGGGAGAATACTACGCGGCCCATCTCGTAACCCTCGGCGGCGTCGAGATCGTCGTGCCGGCCGTTCTTTCCTTAATAACCAGCGTCACTCGCGCGCTCTTGGTCGAAAAGATCAACGCAAATCGTTGGTGTAAGGAAAACAACCTGCACGCCGCCAAGGTCGCGGGACACGGCAACCATCACGAATTCACGGTTACGTCGCGCCGCGGCTGCGAGTTTTCTTTTTCGGCGGGCGCGACGATGACGGCGGCGTTGACGCAAGCGGCAACCGACATTTCGCTCATCGACACGCCGGCCGGGGTCGTGGACCTGGGCGTGCAACGTGAAACCGACTTCGAGGACGCGGCGAACATCGACGTGCGCTTTTACATTTCCAAGCACCGCGTCGTGGTCGGCGTTTCGACCATCGAGAGCGTCGAGATCGGCGCAAAGCTATTCACTGACGCGGCCGGAACCCGCCACGCCAATAAATTTACTTCGGTTGTCGCACCGAAAACCGAATAACAACGAAATCAGGAGGCCGGAAAATGGGCGCGTTGACAGACGTCTGTAATGTGAACATCAGCTTGCAGGGCGCCGGCGTGACGCAAGAAGGTTTCGGCACGCTGCTCTGCCTGACGCCGCACGTCGCTTGGACGGATCGCGTGAGAGAGTACGCGAGCGCGGCCGACATGCTCACGGACGGGTTCAAACAGTCGGATGCGGCATATCAGGCCGCGGAGATTTATTTCTCGCCCCTCGTCAACGCGCCGACCAACATCAAAATCGGACGTGTGGCCGTGCAAAAGGTGGCGGTCGCGTTCAGGCAGAGCGTACCTGACCCCACGGTTCCGGGGACAACGTATACGCTGACGATCAACGGGCGGCCCTGTTCATATACCGCTCCCTCCAATGCCGACCACTCGCAAACAATGGCTTTCGACGGCATCGCCGCGGCAATCAGCGCGGCATTTCCGGGGGGCGATATTACTACGCGCGTCATGGGGCCGGGATCGGGCATCGTGTTTATGCTCATCCAGAACACCACCGGCGAGCCGTGGACCGTCGCGCCGGATTCACACCTTCTGATGGCCGTGGGCGGGATCGAGGTTTCGACTAAGAGCATCGGCGTCGGCGACTATTCGTTGACGGCATTCGGCAAGACGGCAACATACACCGCGGGCAGCAACGACACCGAAGATACGATTCTCGCAGGACTGGCGGCGGCGACCAACATGCAGGGCGCGCCGTATTTCGCAATCGTGGCCGACGGCAACACGCTGCTGCTGATGTGCTACCCCGGCGACGACACGATTGACCCGATTCAGATGCAGCAAACCATGTCGGCATACGCCGTGAGCGACAATCTCAACGTCGTCGATTTCGTCGGCGAAACGGTCGCCGCGGCCCTGGCGGCGTGCGTTGACGCCGACTCGGATTTCTACGGCGTGATGGTCACGACGCGCTCGGCCGACGTGCAGCTTGCCGCGGCGGAATGGATCGAACAGAGCGGTCGTTTGTACGGCACGGCGAGCGCCGACCCGGCTGTTTCCGGCACGACGCCCCAGGCCGACACGACCAGCATCGCGGCGCAACTGATGGCCTTGCAGCGTTACCGCACCTGGGGCTTGGACGACCCGAACGCGAACGGCGGGAACGGCGACCCCTGGCCCGAAGCGGCTTGGTTCGCCGCCATGCTCCCGATCGACCTCGACGAAGCCACGGCGACGTGGAAGTTCAAGCAACTGGCCGGCGTGGCGGTCCCGAAGCACACGACGAATCAGATTGCGAATCTCGTCGGCAACCCGCAGCTCGGCAGCGGCGGGAAAAACTGGAATCTCTACGACAGCATCGGCGGTCAGGGCATCACGCGCGAGGGCAAAGTCTGCGCCGGCGAGTGGATCGACATTATCATGGGGCGCGATTGGCTCGAAGCGCGCATGACCGAGGCGGTTTTCAACGTGCTGCTCACGTCGGCAAAGGTGCCGTTCACGGACGGCGGCGTTGCGCTCGTGGTCAACCAGATCATCGCGTGCCTCAAGACCGCTTTCAACACGCAGTTTTTGGCCTTTGACAGCACCCTCGGCAACCTCGGTTTCTCGCTGACCGTGCCGGCCGTTCTGGACATGAACCCGACCGATCGTTCCAACCGCGTGTTGAAGGGGATCACTTGGTCGGCGCGCGTCGCCGGCGCGATTCACGTCGCGGACCTGAACGGCGCGATTGCGGCGTAACGGCGCCGCGCCCGCGGCGGGGCAACCACGCAACAACAAGCGGGCCTGATGCTATTCAGGCCCGCTTTCTTTTGAGGGGTAACGGCAATGCAGACGAAAACGTTTGACCTTAAGAAAATGACCGTGGCGATTGGCCCGGTTACGCTTGGCGACTTCGCCAAGGGCGACGTTATCAAGGTAATCCGCGACGAGGACACGTTCAAGAAAGAAGTCGGCGCGACCGGCGAAGTGGGCCGCTCGAAAACGAACAACCGCGCCGGGAAAATCACGTTCTCGTTGCTTTCGACCAGTCCGGCAAACGCGGGCATGTCGGCCGTGATGCTCTCGGACGAAGTGAGCAACGGCGGCATCGTGCCGATTACGATTATGGACAAGGGCGGCGCTGACGTTCACGTCGCGCCCGAATGCTGGATCGTCAAACCGCCCGATGCGATTTACAGCAACGAAGTCAAAGACCGCGCCTGGGTTTTCGATTGCAGCGACGTGGATATGTTTTTCGGCGGCAACAAGTAAAACGGCGCGCCGCGCGAAGCGTTTGACCCCACCTCCAAAAACCAGCGGAGATACCTATGCCTTTGCAAAATGCAGACCGCCAGATCGACGGCCACAAGTACACGGTGCGGACCTTTCCGACGCGCGTTTCGCTCGAAATTCTGGCGCGGTTGACGCGGCTGTTCGGGCCGTCGCTGGCGGAATTCGACGAAGACGGTTTCGGCGCAGCCGCGGCGGCAAAAACGCTCGTCGGCAGTATGGACAAAGTTGACGTTTGCCAACTGGTCTTGGACATGGCCGAAACGCATCACAACGTCCTGGTGGACGGCGAAAAAATGCAGGGCGAAAACATTTTCGACTTGCATTTCGCCGGTCGCCTGGGCGCGCTTATCGCGCTCGTGACGTTCGTAATGGAGTGCAATTACCGGGATTTTTTCGACTTGATGAGAGCCGCCGTCGCTACCGTCAAGAATGCGACGAAGAAGGCGGCAGCGGAAACGGGCCAGCCGTAACCATCCCCAAGGCGCTGCAAGCCGATTGGCTCGTTTGGCGAGTCTGGTTGTCGGGCCTCGCCACCCTGCAAGAGATCGACGCGGATTGGTCCCTCGCCGACTTGGTGCAGGCCAACATGGCGCTCGACCTGAAAGACCACGCCGAACGGTTGGCGAACAAACCGACCGAAACGTAGAACCGAACAGGTGCAAAATTGCCAGTCGTTCGTGAACTCATAACCCGATGGGGCTTCGCCGCCGACACCGCGAAAGTGACGGCGTTCAACAAGGAGATCGCCGGGGGAAAAGTTGCGGCCAACGAGTCGGCGTCGGCGTACAGCGGGTTAACCGCCGTCATCGGCAAATACATTGCGGCAATCGGCATCGTCGGCATCGCCACGAAGAAGGCGCTCGACACCGCGAACTTCAAAGACGCGATGCTCAACACGATGACGATAGTTGAGGCGACCGGCGACAAGCTGGCGGCAATTCAGGACGGATTGGAAAAAAAGGCGCGGGAACTATCTGATCGGTTCGGGATCTCCGCGCAGGAAATCGGCGGCGCGGGTTTCTTCCAAGTGTTGACCGATGGCGCGCAGCCCGCGACAAAAGAATTCGACGCGCTGGCCGAAACGGGCATCAAGGTCGCAAAACTCACCAACCAGCAAGTCGCGCCGGCCATCGAAGGGGTTACGGCGCTGCTTCACGGTTTCAACATCGAAGCGACCGACGCGCCGGCGCTGATGGACAAGTTTTTCAAGGCCGGCAAGCTCGGCATGTCAACGAACGTGCCGCAGATGATGGCCGCGTTGCGTATTTTCGGCCCGACCGCTCGTTTAGCCAAGATGGACATAAGCGAAGCGATTGCCGTGTTGGGCGGATTCGCCAAAGTAAACTTGAAAGGTGAAGCGGCGGGCGAATCGCTAAATATGTTCCTGACGAAGCTGCAAACGCCGACGCCGACCTCCGAACCGTGGTTGCAAAAAATGGGTTGGGATATGCACGACCCGAAGAACCACCCGTTATATGACGCGACCGGCAAGATGCGGCCGCTGCTCGATATTATCGAGCGATTGCAGCACGGCGTTGCGAAACTCAGCGACGCGCAGCGCAACGAGGCGATGAAGGAACTGTTCGGCGAACGCATTTGGAAAAAATTTGCCGGCATTTTGAATCTCGACATTGAAACGTTGCGTAAATTCCGCACGGAGATCGCCGGCGCGGGCGGCGACATGGACCAGGCGCTTGCGGTCAAAATGGATTCGCCGATTGGAAAATTCAACAAACTAAAGGAAAACATCAAAAATTCCTCGATTGAACTGCTGGAAGGTTTGATTCCGGCCGTCAACGAGTTTATGGCGGATTTGCTCCAAGGAGTGACCGACAACAAGGAAGCCATCCACGACTTCGCCACGGGCGCCGTCGCGGACCTGGGCGAAACGATCAAGTGGATTGGCAAATACCGAACGGCCCTTGAGGACGCCGCGAAAATCGTTGTCACGATTTGGGCGGGCGTTACCATTGCCGGCTGGCTTCCGGCTCTGGCAAAGATCGTCGGGTACGTTATCGGCGCGTTAATTCCGGCGTTCACCCAGGCGACGGTTGCGGTCGCGGCGTTCGCCGGGGAAGGCGCAACGATCTTCACGGTCCTGGCGGGTTCTCTCGCCTTGGTCGTCGGCGGCATCGTGGCGCTCGCCGCCGAAATAGGCGGAATAATTTATTATATGTATTCGGCGATTGCCGCGTGGCAACAGGCCGACGCCCTAATAAAAGCCCAAGGCGAGTCGCGCGTTCAAAACGGCAAAACTTTGAGTTATTACGCCGAAATCGACAGGATGACCGGCACGGGCAACCAGAAAGGCACGAAAGAGCAGCGAAACGCCTATGTGAAGGCGCGCAACGCCGGCAAGACCGCCGATGAAGCATGGGAAATCGCGTTCAAAGACGAAAACGACGCAAACGCGAAAATGTACCGGAAGGGAAAAGACGCCGGGACTAATTGGATGGACGGGCTGCAAAAAGGGCTGAAAGACGGCAAGGACAAGGCCGAGGACGAACTGAAATTTTTGCATCCCG